TCGTTCTTCGTCACCTCGTCGGACTCGGGATCTCTGGTGGTGGATCACCTCACCTCCGGAGGGAAGCTCGACTCGCCCAAGCCCCAGCGGGTCTTCTGGGCGATGATGGAAGGCCTGGTCGCGTGCGTGCTGCTGTTGGGAGGTGGCCTATCGGCGCTCCAAACGGCCGCTGTGGCCACCGGGCTGCCATTCCTATTCGTGCTTCTCATCATGCTGTGGAGCCTCAAGAAGGCCTTCGACGAGGAACTCGACCTCCTGGAGGCCCATTACGACGAAGCCATCTTCCAGTCCCAGCACAGCGGCTTGATCGAGAAACTGGGTAAGGGAGGTGAAAAGTGACCAAGAGAACGAATGTTTTGATCGCCGCCCTTGCGGCGTTCGTCCTGGTGCTCTCCGCCTGCGCCACCGACGGTCAGGACCGACCGGTGACCATGGCCCGGGCCGATTGGTCCTCCGGTCACATGCAGGCCGCCATCTACGCTCAGTTGATCGAAGAACTCGGACACGAGGTCACCGATCCCGCGTTGGCGGAACTGCAGCCCTTCTCCTTCTATCCGGCTTTGGCCGCCGGGCAGTACGACCTGTGGGCCAACGGATGGTTCCCGAACCACGACATCTTCCTGGAAGGGGAGAACGTCACCGGCCAATCGGTGGACCTGCCTATCGAACCCGTCGGCTATGAAGTAGCCAAGGGCGGCGTCGAGGGCTGGATGGTCGACAAGGCCACGGCCGACCGGTTGGGAATCACCTCCATGGCCGACGTGGCCGCCAACGCCGGTGTCTTCGACGCAAACGGCAACGGCAAGGCCGACCTGATCGGATGCAACGCCGGATGGGGATGCAACACTTGGATCAACGACCTGATCGCCGACGAGAGTTGGGGCGCCAGCGTGGAGCAGAGCGCTGAAAGCTCAGGGGTCTCGCCCTGCTCTTCCAACCGCTTCAGAACATCCAGCCGTTCGGGGTGCGTATAATGCTTCATGGCTACGCCGCATCGGGCCGTGGTTTACGCGGTACGCTTTATCCACGTACAACAGGTGACTCGTTATCTTCACTTTATTACGGATGCACTCCGTTGTGCGTAGTAGAATACATCCGCTCCAATTCAACCAGGCAGTCTTCCAGGACGATCTGGTAGGCGTTGTCCCTGCGGTGCTTCCATTCACCCCGTGGTGCCGTCCATGCGTGGGCTGTGCAGGCGTCGGTGATTGCCTGCACCTTGTAGAGCACCAGGCGCGGCGGACTGAAGTGCCGCTGTGGATTGTACGGGAAAGCCGCGTAGACGGCCGCGGCATTTGCACCAGCCGAGGCTGCAAGGCGCCCGGAGACTTTGCGGCGCCGTGATCGCTGGTCGGTACTGGTAGACCAGCGCTGCCCCAGGCATACGTCGAACAGGCAATCACTGCAATCCTTCCAGGCGGCCGCATCGTGCGGCCTTCCTTCGAGTCGGTCCTCGTACAGCCTTCGTATGATGACCAGGCAGGAGGGAAGTGGATTGACGTTGGCAAGCGGCCCGTCGCGCCCGAGGAGCCACAAAGCAAACCTGTCCCACTGTGGCGGTGACATGTTCTTGATGAGGACAGTAACGTCTTCCAGCAGGCGCGATGGATTGAGCATGGTTTTACCTTTCTTCGTTAATGCGTGTACGGTGTTTCGGCACATGGCGAGAAAGGTAAACGCCCCGTCAAGATATACGGCTGTTTAGTGTCCTGCGGACGGCGGTGAACGGATTTTATTCCAGCATCGGTGGCTTGCGCACACTTTGCAGGGCGGCCGCCAGCGGACCGAAGGCCTCCACGAGCTCGTTGCGGTGGCTGTCCACAGTAGCGGCAGCCTGGTTGGCGGCCGAGAGTGTATGTATCAGGAACTTGGGCAGCGCCTGGAAAACGCATTCCTTCATAAATCGGTCCTCGCCCGTCTGCAGATTTCTCTCCGCGTATTCGACCCACGCTGGACATCCGTTCTCACCGTTGCTCTCCGGGCATTTCCTGCAGTTCCAGGCGTTCTTGTAGTTCATTCGCCTTCCTTCCCTTTTAGGGGCTAATCCTTCGAGCAGACGATCACGTCCGCGTAGGCCGGCCGCCAGCTGTTTCCGATGGTCAGACCGTGAGAATGGCTTCCGCCGCCGCCTGTGCTGCCCGTCGAGCCAGTGATGGTATGCGAGTGAGTTCCGGCGGGGTCTGTGGATTGATTACCGAACAAAAGAGTTTCGGACCGTTCTTCAGCAATAGTATTATGATCTTCACCACCTTTATCGTAGAGTTTGATATTGTGCGTATGGGAACCACCGTTCAAGGTTGCCAACGTCCCTTTCGCGTGCGTATGGCTTGGCATCTCGCTCGTCGTCAGCGTATGCCCACTGACGCTGATCCCGCTGATACGCCAATTCCCGCCCGTTCCACCGCCTGTCCCGGATACGACGCGCAGCACCCGATCGTTGATGGTCGAGACCTTCGTCCACCCGGTCGGCGCTGACGCCTGGTAGAACACCATGCGCGTGCCACTTGGAATAAACGTGCCCAGCACATGAGACAGGCCCGCCGGCGTAATTGCCCGGGTAGCGTCATTACCCGTAGATTCAGAGGGCGTGGCCAGTTCCACGATACCGCGGGCGGTCGTGGATGCATTGCCCGGAGCGTCAGGGGTATCTGGTATCGTAACCAGATCCTTCCAATAGACCTCCTGCGTGTCCGTTGTGGGATCCTGGGAAGGGTTTTCTCCGCCGCTCGACTGCTTGGATATGTAGGGGTTCCCGTCCGATCCAAGGCAGACGGCTGGGTGGATGAACGCGGTATCTGCGTTCCACTCCAGGATGCCGTGCGTCACGATGTCTTCCAGGAGCGCGGACACAATATAGAACAACTGGTTCATGGTCTCACGCTTCGGGAATGCGTCCACGGAGAACGCCTCGGGCCATCCGTCGACCAGATTGAACTCTCGTTCTGCAGTCGTCTCTCGTATCGCCTCTCGGTCTCCTGCCTGCGCCATTTTCTTGAGCAGTAGTCCTCCTGGATCACGTGCCATGATTACTCCCCTTTAGCTGTCCCTCACAGAGGGTCTATTACTGTCATAGACAGCTTTAGCTGCCCCAGGTCAGATGGTTGTTATTCCATGTCAGGGGGTTGTTGTTCCAGGTCAGAACGTGGCCCTCGCGAGTGGTTCGCCGGAACACTATCCTGACGCCGGCCGGCCTGGGTATGACCAGGTGGTGGACTGTCACGCTGTTTTCGGTGATGGGTACGTCGACCAGGCGGAACAGGATGTCGTCCACGGCCGTGACCACCAGGACCACGGGATCGGACGATTCGTCGACATAACCCCTCCCGGTCGGCCACAGGATGGCCAGGACGGCCTCGATGGTCTCCCTGTTGGCGCCGCCGCGGAGCCTGCGGGCCCGCGCTTTGAGCAGAAGCCTGTAGTCGACGTCGCCGAGGGGTGCCACTTGCTCAATGGCGCGGACATCATCGTAGAATTCTTCCCGATCGAATGGATTCCCGCCTGAAGGATCGGTGCCTTCGTAGCCCAGGTACTCCCCTATCGGGATCACGGGCCTCTCCATGCCGATGCGCCGGCCGATCCAGTCGAGCACCGCGCCCGATGATTCGTCCGGGTTCGCTCCCCTGTCCAGCCGCTCGAGGAGATCGGATACCTGCTCTTCGGCAACTCCGATCGTGCCGCTGATGAGGCCCTTGAGTTTTTCCGCCTCCCCGTACTGGGGCAGGATCAGGCTGATCCGGGCAGCCAGGTCGACATTGGGAAATGAGGTCATGATCTAGACCAATGACGTTGCCGTCTGCTAAGACGTTATCAGGTTGAGCGTCACATCCGCGGATGCCAGGGTGAACAGTTCGTCGAGCTCGGGGGCCCTGAGCGCTCCGCCATCCTCCAGCGTAACCGTTATCGAGTTGATCATATGCCCGGGCACCGCCTGCAGGGGCGTCAGGATCCGGCGCTCGTCGACGGCCTGGCCGATCTCGAACGCATCGAGGTACTCGAGCAGGTTGGTGCGCATCTGCGCCACGCCCGTGGGCGGAAACGCGTCGTCGATTCGGAATCCCACAGTCACGGCCAGGGGCACGCGCGTGACGCGCCGGAAGCGGATCGCCTGATTTGTGCCCGGCGCCACCTCCACCTGGACGGTTACGTTGCCGGCAGTGGCTATGCCCACCGGTTTGGTCGCAGCGATCGCGGACGCTATGTCCTGCGACGCTCCGCCGTCCATGATGGCCATGACCGACCGCGCCGGGATCTGGATGCCCTGGACCGTGACCGCGGCGGCCGTAGCGTTGTCCCTGACGATGCATCGGGTGACGCCAGAGACGTCGAGGATCCGCGCGCGGATCGCCTCGAGGGCGTCTCTGGCGTGAATGGCCACCTCGCCGCGGTACCGCTCCCGGTACCCCGAATCGGTCTCCACGGCCCGACCGACCTCGGCGGCGGCCGCATTGGTGGCGGACGTCCATCCGGACACGACGTCCACGATCTCGGTCAACGCCGCGGCGCCGGCCTGGATCGCGCCCACCTCCACGGACCTGAACAGCTGGTCGACGGTCCCGCCGGAGGGTATCACGGCGTCGGCCGTGGAAGCGAAGATCGCGTTTTCCAGTGTCTTCACCCTGCTGCCGGCGGGGATGATTGTCCCCTGGGTTCCGCCCAGGGTCACGGTCGCGCTGGACCGCTCTCCGGCGATGCGCGTGATGCCGAACAGGGATCCTATATCGTCGAGCTGCCTGCCCGCGGCCGTATCCGGAGACAGGCCGTTGGCCACGTAGACGCCGAGCTCGTCCGTCTCGGCCAGGACCAGGGCGAGGATGCCGATCAGCTGACCCTGCGGCGTCTCGGTGTCCAGGTTGATGGTTTCCCCGAAGGTGTCGCGGAACAGCTGCTCGAGCAGCTCCACGTATCCGGTCAGGTCCCGCGGCGCTATGCCTGTGTCATTGATCGTTGCCATTATTGTAGCCTCGCTACTGTTCTACTCCCGCTGTGAAGTCGCCCAGGTCGGTATGCACCGTCGCCGAGTAGGACATCGTCCGCGCTTCGGTGTCGAGCTCCACCTGGACTCCGGAGACGGATTCAACGCCATCGACGGCGCGGATAGCATCCGTCAGGATGGTGGTCACGGCGCCGACCTCTACGGGCCGCACGAATACGTCCCGCAGGTACGATACGCCGGCGTTCTTATCGAGGTACCATTCGCCGGCTCCGAAGCGCAGCGCCTCGATCACCCGCTGGCGTATGTCCTCGAGGTCCTCGGCCATGGCCAGGTCGCCCCGCTCGTCTAGGTGCAGGTCCTGGGCGGGCGAATCGCCCGTGAATGCGGAAAGCGTCTTTGCCATCAGGTGATGCTCCCGCCGGTGAGCGGCCCACCGTTCGGCGGGCACGTGCCCGTGACTAGGGCGTTGTTCTCTATTTCGTCGAAGATCTCGTCCACGATGATGTCTATGGCCGTCTGCCTGTCTGCGGCGGCCACGTTGTTCTGATCCGCTCCGACCGTAAAGGAGCTGTTGAGCCTGGCTATGATGGCGTCCCTGCAGCGCGTCTTGTCGAGTGGCATGTGCTATCGCACCTCCGTAAAGGCTACTCCCCCTTGGTCTTTTTGGTTACGTCGGATCCCGGCGTCAACGGAGCCACGACCGTCGGGATGGCCGTCGGCCCCACGGGCGTCTGGTGTATGTGCGTGTTGAATCGGTCCCGTACGAAGGTCTTGGTGGCCAGCTCGTCGCCCGACTCGCCGCCCAGGTGCACCTTGTTGGCTGATCCCACGTTGATGACCACGTCGCCGTCGTCCCGTACCAGGATGTTCGTGTCGCCCGCGTGGATCTCCACCCCGCCTTCCTTGAGCCGCACGGACTTATCGCCGTCCTCTGTCTGCCATGCCGCCCCCTGCATGTCCGCCGGCGTGAGGGAAAGCGGACCGAACCCGGGCAGGGCCACCGCGTCGGCCTCCTGGTGGTACTGCCCTTCGGTGGGCGTTGCCTGATCGAACGTCTTCTTGAATGCCGTGATGCCCCGCTCCGAGAACAGGAGCATGACGGGATCCCCTTCGGCCATGGGGAAGGTCATGGTGAATCCGCCTCCGGACGGGAACACCACAGGCACGTCTACGATCGGAGCCTTGGCGACCTCGCTCCCGTCGGTCCTCACCTGCTTCAGCGCGAACTTGACGCGGGCGCGGCGGCTTGCCGCGTCGTACGTCTCGATCAGGCCCGGGACGCAGGTATGAAGGCCTTTGCTCCACTGGGACAGCACGAAGTCGAGCACCACCGAAAGGCTGTCGAAATTGATGTCGTCGTTTATGCTGCTCATGGTTTGCCCTGCTGTGATTGCTGACGGCTACGTCCCGCTAGGCGACCGGCCTCAGCTCCACCGCGGTGTTGAACGGCCCGTCCCTGTTGTCGCCCTGGTGCACGAGGGCCACGACCGTGTAGGCCTGCGCCGCCCTGTCGTCGCCCTCGAGGATAGTGGATTCCACGCGCACGCGCGTATCGATAGTAAGCCGGGGATCCAGGAGCGTATCCACTTTGAGGCCCTTGTCGGTTACGGCCGGCGTGCCTATCATGCCGGTCTTCTCGCTGATGGTAACGCCCTGGGGCCGGTCGTCGGCCGATTCGCCTTTCTTCTTTACCTTGATCACACCGTCGGTCTCGTAGTACTCGAGGCCGTAGGGCCTCACCAGGAACTTGAGCGCGATGCGGGATTCCTCGTTGAAGCTCCAGTCCTCCTTGGTGGCGTCTTCCGGGATCAGTTCCAGGGGACCGACGTCGAGGCCCATGTCGCGCCGCACGATATCGGCGAATATGGTCCTCACCGCTATGACCCCCTGCCAGGTGTGGTTGGTGACGGCCCTGGCCTGCTTGACCGCGTTGCCGCCGATCAGCACCCTGGTTATGCGATCGAGCTCATGGCGGACGCGCTCGACCCTGCGGATGTCGCCGTCGAAGATCTGGGCGGGGTCGCCGTCGTAGCCGGCCCGTATCTTGACGCGCTCTCCCCGCCGCTTTATGCGCTGCTCGGAGGCGGGCGCCAGGTTGTAGATGTCTACGAATCCGTCCGCCGGCGCGCCGCCCAGCTCGCGGCGCACACGAAAGCGTATGAACAGGTCTTTGAAGGTCACGGAACCCGGGACCCGGACATCCGGAAGCACGCCGGGATCCTCCTCGAAGCCGAAAGCGTTTACGGCCGCGGCGGCCAAACTGAATTCCTCGCCCCCGATCTCCACCTCGAGGTCGCGAAGGTATCTTCTAGCCACCCTATACCTCCCCTTCCCCGAGGTATATGAGCCTGTGGGTCGAGATCCACGCTTCCGGGCCCATCTCGCCCTCGCCCTCCACGATGAGATCTCCGGTGAAGTCTTTGACGATCAGCGACCGGATCGGGTACCCTTTCGGTACCAGCCTCACGCCGTTTATGATCGAGGTCCTGTCCAGCCTGAGCAGGCTCATGTACCAGTATCCGTCCAGCGGCTGGTACCATGCGTCGATGCGCACGTTCTGGCCTGACAGTATCGTCCTGAACGACTGTCTGGGTGCTGCTTGCAGCGGGATCACCTGTGCCATCAGATTCGTCTCCGGAGGACGCCGGCCGATTCACGTGCGTTTTCCACGAACTCCTTCACGGGCTCGGGCACCGGGACGGTCCTGGCGGCCAGGTCGCCGTAGTCCCTCAGCGACGGCCGCTCTGCGGCCGGGCCCAGCGGGTCGACCAGGTCCGTGGCGATGCGCGTGATGTCCGTATCCCTGAAAAGGATCTCCGCCAGGTCGATCGTGAAGCGCAGGGACCTGTAGCCCGTGGTGGCGTCCAC